ATGTCAGAAGATAAATGCCCTGAGTGCGGCGGGCCTGCATTCAGTGAAGAAAGTATTGCCGAAGCAAAAGATGCTTGCTACAGTAAAGTCAAGAGCCGTTATAAAGTTTGGCCTTCAGCATATGCTAGCGGTGCGTTAGTAAAGTGTCGCAAAGTAGGTGCAAGTAACTGGGGCAATAAGAGTAAAAAATGAGATATCGCCAAATTTTAGAAGCCTGTTGGACAGGCTACAAAAGAGTTCCTGGTACTAAGGAAGGAACTCCTGGCAGTTGCAAAAAGATAAGTGAACAAGAATTAGAAGAAGATTTACATAAGTGGTTTAAAGAAAAGTGGGTTCGTTTCGGTCCCGATGGAAAGATTCGTGGTGCTTGTGCTAGAGGTAGTGATAGTGAAGGTAAACCAAAATGTTTACCGCAAAGTAAGGCACATAGTTTAGGTAAAAAGGGTCGTGCAAGTGCCGCATCAAGAAAACGTAGGGAAGACCCTAATCCAGAGCGTCATGGAAAAGCTATTAACGTAAATACTAAAAAGAAATCTAACGAAGATGTATTAGATGAAAAGTGGTCACAGAAATACAAAAATAGTATCAACTGTAGCAATCCAAAAGGCTTTAGTCAAAAGGCTCACTGTGCAAGCAAAAAGAAATAAAAGGTTAAAATAATGTTAACAGAAGATTTAAAAGTATTATTGGCAAGTGTAAACTCGCTATCAATCAAAGTACAATACTTTCATTGGAATGTGGAAGGGGATAATTTTCCTCAATATCACGAATTCTTTGGTAATTTATATGAAGAAATATATAGTTCAGTAGATAAAATTGCTGAATATATTCGTACATTAGATACTTATACACCGGGTAGTTTAACACGCTATGCCGAATTAACTATCATTCAAGACCAACTTAAAGTTCCACGTGCTGAATTAATGTTTGCTGAATTGTATGAGGATAATGCTAAAATGATTGAATTACTCAATGATTGCTTTGCATCAGCATCACAAGAAAACAAACAAGGTATTGCTAACTTTATCGCTGAAAGATTAGATGCACATGAAAAACATCAGTGGATGATTCGTAGTGTTCTGAAAAAAGCACGTGCGTAATCATATGAAAAAAATATTAATCACACTATTTGCTTTAAGTATTTCTGCTACTAGTTTTGCTTGGACACAAAGACAACCACAAAACCCACAAACATGTCAGGTACATGCACCATATGGTTTTCCACAAACACAGGGTATTACACCTATTTGCCGGCAAGCATATCTAGTTGGATATGATGCGGCAGCTAAGTTACCAAAGTATGTAACATACGAATTACTTCCTAAAAATGCAATTGGATGTGTGGCACGTACTAATGCATTTGCCACAGACCAAAGTGTACCAAACGGCGCCAAGCCGGAAGATTATGCAGGTACAGGATATGACAAGGGCCATATGAGCCCTGACGGTGACTTATCATGGGATGTTCAAGTTGAATTTGAAAGTTTCTTAATGACTAATATGAGTCCACAGGCTGGATCATTGAATCGTGGCATATGGAAACTATTAGAAACTAGTGTTCGTGGTTGGGCAGTTCAGCGCAACCAATCATATACAGTTTATGTAGGTGGAGTATATAATGCACAAGATAAGAAAATCGGCAACGGTGTTGTTGTTCCGCATGGTTTTTACAAAATTGTTATCAATAATCAAACCAACGAAGTAGCAGGTTGGATGTTTCCACACGTAACACCCTATCCAAATTTGGGTAATGACTTAACTAAGTTTAGATTACCTATAACACAAATCGAAAAAGAGGGCGGAGTTAAATTTGCTTTCCCTAAAAATGCAATTGAATTGCAACCTGGCAAAGAATGGCCAATAGACTATGGAGCATTAACAAATGCAAAACGTGCAAAATGCGGTGCAAACGCATCTAATGACTGAAAAAACTAATTACTACCCCGGTACACTATCATCTGACGCAATAGTAGAACCTCAACACAATCCTGATGTTTATTTGGTATATCCTGAAGATGACGGTACAGATAGGTCAAAAAATGCCTATAGTACAGTATAAAAGAAGAAACATTCAAATAATGTATAAATATAATATAATAGGAGCACTATAACATGGCAGATACAACACCAAAACATTCATTCACATCTGATTTAGATGAGGAATTTTTACCCTTTGCTAAATGGTTAATTGAAAAGGTTGGCAAATTAAAAACTAAAGAATTAATAGATGCAGATAATCAGGCAGCTTTAACAAATGAACCAAAGACCAAAGAATTTTCTGATTTATATGAAGCATGGATGATTGACCAAAAAATTATTCATACCATAGAAGTTGATGGTGAAAAACCTGTAATACAGAGCTACAAATATATGATTAAAAATGATGTAACATCAAAAAATATATTTGTATCTGATTTAGGTGAAGAATTTTTATCTTTTGATGTTTGGTTAACTGAAAAGGTTGGCGAAGAAAAAGCCGTAGAATTAATTGATGAAGATAATCAGGCATCATTAAAAAATGAACCAAAGACCAAAGAATTTTCTGATTTATATGAAGAATGGATGGTTGACCAAAGAATCACTCATACAATAGAGACTGAAGGTGAAAAACCTGTAATACAGAGCTACAAATATTATTAATTCTTTTGATAAGAAAAATATAATCGTTCGTTACCGTCTTTCTTAAATTCTAGTAATTTAAGATTGTATTTGTCGGCAAATTCGTTCACTATCTCAAAACTCCAAGGAAATATATCCACATAAGGCCCTGTCTTATGTGGTATTCCTGGATTTGCACGTAGATAAAACTTACCTTTAGTCTCTAGTAAATCTACGCAATGTGCAAAACGATTCTCAATTTCATCCTTACTATTAAAGTTAATAGACCCTAATGCAATAATGTGGTCGTGCTTGTGTTTAACTTTATATTCTAATATATCAACTTCAAAATCAGCGCAGTTATTATACGGATCAATTCCAATTAAGTTCTGTATACGACCTTTAAAGGGATGATATCCACAACCAACATCTAATACATTTTTTGGGTCTTGCTTGTTAATTTCATCAGCCAACGCCCATCCTGTGTAATCGTAATCACCGGTGCGCGGTTTCCAAATCTCAGCAAAGAAACGGTGTGTATATCGTTCGCTTAAATCATCTACTATATTACGCAATGATCCAATGTAGTCGCATGGTAAACTTAGTTCAACTTCTATCGTATCTTTGAATTTACGATATCTTGCTGGTGTCCATGGTAGTTTATCAACCTCTGTATTTTCATCTATACTATCAGAAATTTTCTGATACTTAGGTAAATTAAAGGCTAACTTTAAATTTTCTTTAATTAATGCAAAAATTTTAGTGTTCATTTGATTTTTTCTCTCTTTGTGATAAATAATTTGTGTGGGGTAAAAATTTTGATAAATATACTTATCAAAATTTCACTGAGATAGAAAATTTAATATTTAAAGGAAAAAAATGAAAAAGTTATTAACAACTATATTACTTGCTACCGCAAGTTTTATGGCACAGGCTTGGACACCATCGAAGCCTATCACCGTTGTTGTACCCAATGCACCGGGCGCAGGCAATGAAATTGCATTTAGAATTTTATCAAAACAAGTAGAAAGCAAAAATGTTAATTTTGTATTTGAATATAAACCGGGGGCATTTGACACCATTGCCATGAATTATTTTAATACATTACCCAATGATGGACATCACGTTGCAATTCCAAGTTGCCAAAGTACATATGTTACTGCGGATATTTGGTATTCAAACAATGTAAAATTTAATGCTATGGATTTTGTGCCTGTTACTAATATGGGTAAGAGTCCATTAGGATTTTATGCTAGATTAAGTAGTGATATTGATACACCCGAAAAGCTAATTGCAGAAGTAAAATCAGCCAATCGTCCACTTAATTTTGCTGTAGGTGGGGCCGCACATAGACTAGCAGTTGAATATATGGTAGCAGGTGTTAAACCTAACAAAGATTCTGTTGAAACTGTTATGTACAAGGGTCCTGCTCAGGCTATGACAGATGTATTAGCAGGTCAAGTTGAGTTTGGTGTATTTCCTATTGCAGTAGGTGCACAAATGGTTAAGGCAGGAAAAATTAAACTAATTGCACTTGCAGGTGAACAGCCTATGATAGGTCTAGAAAAAGCAAAATTGATGAAGGACTATATTCCTGGACTAAATGTATATGCTTGCTGGAATTTAATACTACCAAAGAATACTCCACAAGAAGTACAAGACTGGTATCACGATACATTTATCCCTGCACTTAATTCAAAAGAAACAAAGGCTCAATATGATGAGCAGTTTATATTTATTAGTCCAAAAGAACAAACTCCGGAAGGAGTTCGTGCGGCAATGTATAGATTGCGTGAACAGTGGCAACCATTTGCAAAAAAAATCAAACCAGAATGAAATATATTTTTGTAGCCGGAGCTCCAGGCAGTAAATGGAGTTCAGTAACTAAAAACATCTACTATAGTCCTGATGTTGATAACAGTGACTATAGTGATGAACGCACTTACTATCATGATGCCAGTGGTAAGTTGGACTTAATGCACTTAGGTGCATACTTTGATCCTGGCATGGAATTTGGAACTGGATTCGATAACTTAAAAAATTATCGTAAAGAAATGATTGAAGCAGAATTTGATAGGCCCTTTAAAGGTCAAGGTATTCGTATCATTAAAAGTCATGTGTTTGCAAATCAAATTGATTTTTTAAAAACGTATTGGCCTGAATGTCCTATTATCCTTGTACATAGACCCGATGATGCTTGTTTAGGTTGGTGGGTTAAATGTGGCCATTTTGACATTACTTATCCTAGCTATTCATATTATTATAAGAATCTTAAAACAATGGCAAAGATTATTAAAGAGCAAAATGAAGGTATCACAAAGGCAATGCTTATGCGTAAAGGTTCAGTACCATTAACTAATCAGGCACTGTGCAGATTGCTAAATATACAGTTACCACCTAAAGAATATTTTCAGGACTACGGTCAATCTGATGTAAGAGTAACATTAATATAAAAGGACATAGTATGAATAGTAGTTGGGAATCTTCAAAAGCAAAAAGTAAGTATCACTTTGATAATTTCAAAAACGATCCAATGTTTGATAAAGTAGAAAAACTAGGTAAAATCATAGCAGATTTTAAACCAGAAGTTGAAGAAATTATTAAGAACGCAAAACCCGCTACATGGAGAACACGTGGGCAAGAAGGCAAATCACGTCCAGAAGAAGAATTAGCAAGCGAAGACTATGATTTAGAAAAATTTGGTTATGGTAGTGATTATCAAATCACCCATTTGAATTGGAATATTCCACCTAAGTTAAAAATGATTACTGAATTGTTTGGACTTGATGATTGCATGGAACGAGTGCATGTTCAAATGCCAGGTGAAGTTTGGAACTTACATTTAGATAAACTTCAAAAATGGTGTCCTGAAGAACCATATAAAGTTATGCGTATTCAAGTTGCACTAACTGATTGGGAACAAGGACATTTTTGGAGTTATGGTAATTACAATCATCAGCAATGGCATGCAGGGGATGTGACTACATTTGATTGGCAGAATGTACCTCATAGTACAGCAAACGCCGGACATAACCCTAGAGTTACGTACCAGTTGACAGGTATCATCACAGAAAAGACAAACGAATTCATAAATAGATTAAAGAGATTTAACACACATTCTCTTAATTTATATGAAAATATCTGATTTCAAAATTCACAGCCAAAAAAAGCTAGACAACATTCTTTTAAAATTATGTGAAATGATTGTTGATGGACAGAAAAAAGACCGTGATTATTATGGTTTTGTGGGTAGTTGCATTCTTGACCCTGATAATAACAAAGTCTATTCATTAAATCATTATAATGATGGTTACACTAGAGTACATGCAGAACGTGCGGCTATTGAAAAGTATGAAGCAAAATACGGCAAAGTACCTGAGGGTAGTATTTGTATTACTACATTAAGTCCATGTAGCACATATCATAATAAAATGGCTGACAAACGAGAGGGCGATAGTTGCACAGATTTATTAAACAGCAGTAATATTAGAAAAGTATATTGTGGTTATGTTGACCCGGCTGAGGCCGACACAGAAGATTATAAACAAAAAAAATATCATATTAAAGAAACTGACAATGAAAGCATACGCAAATTGTGTAAAACACTTGAAAAGTTTTCAACAGCGTGTATATAAGAACACACTACCTTAGGACCTTATGGTTATTTAAGTGTGGGCCGGCTGCTGGCCCGAGGAGATAGGAGTCGTGCCCGAAGTTCTCGAAAGTGAGCAATTATTTGATAAATATATTAATGAAATCATATCAAATTATTACCGAATCCGCAGCCGATGAATTGGCTAAAACCTTACCGTCATTACAAAAACATGACTATGATACCATTGATAGGTTAATGAAAAAAATATCAGCAAAGCACGGTATCACAGGAAAAGCACTACACAATCTATTTGTTAAGAAATACAAAAGAACACCTGATAATTGGATTAAAGGTAAACTTGATGAGGGTGATTTAAATAATGACCCAATCATGGAAAAGTTCATTAAATGGACTGCTCAAAAACTGCACTTAAAAACTATACCCAAAATCATCTTTAGCTATGATACTGAAAAGGCTCAAAAAGGACATCATACAGGACTTCACATAGAGGGTGAAAACTCAGTTTGGGTATATGCAAAAAATCGCAATATGGTAGATATCATGCGTACTGTATTTCATGAATTGGTACATTGCCGTCAAGGTGAACTAAACATGATTAAACCCGGCGATAGTTACCCCGGTAGCCCAATTGAAGTCATGGCCGATGTGCTTGCAGGTAAGTATATGAAGATATTCGGCAAAGAGCACCACGAAATATTTCAATAAAGGTAACCTTTATTGCGTAAAAAGTTTGACTTTGTTACGCGGCTCATGTATAATAACTACTTCACAGGAGTTTATATATGACAGCAAAAATGTTTACAGGTGAACAAAAGATTAAACTTACACAATTAATCAACGAAGGCATGGCAGTCATGCAAGAAGTTGATACATTGAATGAGGGTCTTGCAGACACCGTAAAGGCAATCGCCGAAGAATTGGAAGTAAAGCCTTCCGTACTCAAAAAAGCAATACGCATTGCACATAAGGCAAGTCTAACACAGACTAATGCCGACAACGAAGAACTAAACAACATCCTAGAAACTGTGGGCAAAACACTTTGAGTTATGTAGACGCTATCCATAACAGGGATAACGACAGAATTTTCGTAGTTGAACGTGGTAGTGACGGTAAACGTCACTTCAACGAATTCCCTGCCAATTATGTATTTTACTATCCCGACAACAAGGGAAAGTATCGTAGCATCTATGGTGACCCAGTTAGTCGTTTTAGTTCCCGAAAACGTCAAGAGTTTGAAAAAGAAAAACGCATACATTCAAATAAAACATTGTTTGAAAGTGACGTTAATGTAGTCTTTCGTTGTTTAAGCGAAAACTATTTGAAAGTTGATGCACCTAAACTTCATACTTGCTTCTTTGACATTGAGGTGGACTTTGATCCTGTTAAAGGATTCAGTCCAACAAGCGATCCATTCAATCCGGTAACTGCTATTAGTTGTTACTTAGATTGGCTTGACCA